AGAGGTGTGGGACAGACTAGGACAGCGGCCGCGAGAGGCAGAGGTGTACTAATCACACAGAGACCAAGTGCATTGGGTGTGAGCGAAGAAGAACTAGGAGCGGCTCCACAGAGAAGAAGCCTATTACAACCAGCGATCAGGACTGCACAGAACGTGATCAGAGTATTGGGAGGAGGCTACTAATGTGTGTACCAAAGGCTCCAAAGATGCCAAGTGCTGAAGAGCAGGCAAAACAACAATTAGAAATCCAAAGACAACTACAAGCGGATGCTGATTCAAGAGCGGCAGACGAAATGGCCGCGGAGAGGAAGAAAGCCGCAGTGGCACAACAAAGATCACGAAGGGGCAGAAGAGGTAGATCAAGTTTGATAACACCTAGGTCAGGTGGACTTCTAGGACTTGCCGAAGAGGCTGGTATAGGCAGTGATTTCCAAACTCTATCAAATCAGTAATTAGATGAAAGATTACATCGCAAAGGCATACAAACTTGCCAAACAAGAAAGAGACAAACACGAATCAGAGATATCTGAAGCGTACCTTTACACCAGACCCAACAGGGACATCTACAGGAAAGATGCAAATCAAACTGACAGAACAAAGATATTTGACAGCACAGCACCAGATGGTGTGCAGACACTAGTATCCACGATCCTAAATTTGTTGATTCCGCAAAACCAACAATGGGCCACTCTTTCCGTGCGAGAAGATCTTAAGGAGAGAGTAGCAACAGACGTCAAGAAAGCACTGGACGTTGCCAACAGATCTGTTTTCAAAACGATCAGAGACAGCAACTTCTACATAGCGGCATCAGAAGCATTGACAGATGCTGTGATATCAGGTGTGGGTTGCATAGGAATGTACGAGGACAAGAACATTGACTTCGTGGCAGTCCCCAGCCACCAACTGTATTTCCTAGACAACTATCAAGGTCAGATTGAAACTGTTTTTAGAGAACACGAATTACCAGGTCATTACCTGTTAGAAAATTACAAAGAAAAATTACCAGAAGAGACAGCCAAGGAGTGCATCAAAGATCCTTACAAGACACACAAGGTGTTGGAGAGTTGTTTCAGACCACCAAACCAACCCGATTTCACATACACCGTGCAAGTGGGCAAACAGATGGATATTCTTTACTCACATCAAATGCCGGTACAGATGTTCACAGTATTCAGATTTGGCAAGACCATAGGAGACATGTGGGGCACCAGTCCCGTGAGGGAAGCACTACCGCACATCAGGGTAGTCAATGAAGCACAGATGTTGTTCATGGAGGCCGCGTCTTACCTAGCACTGGGCAGTTGGCAGGTCAATTCAGACACAGCAGTCAATTTCGCTAACATGAAATTGAGACCGGGAGATGTAATAACCGTTGATTCACCATTACAGGCCATACCATTTCCTGGACAACTCAACATCACGGAAGCAACGATCAATGATCACAGGGCAATGATAAGACGTATGTTGTTCAATGACGCGATACTACCACCAGATGAATCAAAATATCAAACTGCAACGGAAGTACAGATCAGACAGAGCGAATTCTATCGTAGGATAGGTCCATCAGGTTTGAGACTAGAACAAGAATTTTTAAGACCGTTGGTTGGTAATCTTATCAAGAGATTGCAATTGAGAGGTGAGATCGAGGACTTCACTAGGTTTGGTGACATCAGCGAACTGGTAGTCAACAGTGCAGTCAAGAGAGGTATCGCACTCACGGAGATCACGAGGGACCTACAACTGGTACAGACCATCACACAGTTGGGACCTAACGCATTGGTGAACCTAGATCTACAGAAACTGGCACGTAAGATATTGAGGGACGGAGACATGTCACCAGAGGTGTTGAAGTCAGAATCAGAGGTACAGGAGACCTTGGAGCAACAGTCACAGCAGGAGCAGGCACAACAGTTGCAGGCACTGGCACAGCAGTTACAACAGCAAAATCAGCCACCATCAGTTTAGTCTTTATAAATACAGTCACAAACGAACAACAACTGTAACTAAAAAAACTGAACATGAAGAACTCACAAACGCAACTACAACAATTCTATCGACAGATATTTGAATCACCAGCAGGCAAGGCAGTGTACGAGGACCTAAACAGGGTCATACACCAGACACGTGTGACCAGCGACTCACCAAACCCCTATGCGGCTGTGTATCAGGTAGCACAACAACAACTGTTGAGGAGGATAGATAATATGTGCCGTGAACGCAGTGTTCATAACAACGACAAAAAGGAGCATATAATCTAATGCCAGAAGATAACACACAAGCAACCGCACCAGCGGAACACCTAATAGACACACAACCAGAAGCACCAGTGGAGACCGTGCCCAGTGCGGAAGCACAACAGGCAGAGCAACCGGAGAGACCAGAATGGCTACCAGAGAAATTCAAATCACCAGAGGACCTGGCCAAGTCATACACTGAACTGGAGAAGAAGGTCAGCACCAACAAGGTGCCTGATGCCTACGACTTCTCGATCACCAAGGACTTCGGACTGGACGAGATGCCAGAGGACTTGAGCAAAGAGGTCACCGACGTGTTCAAGAAATCAGGATTCACACAGGACCAGGTCAAGACTGCCATGGCACTGTACTCGGATCAAATGGGCAAGATCACACAACAGTTGTCCAACGCACCCAGGGTTGACCTGGAGCAAGAGCAGTCAGCACTGCAACAGCAATGGGGCAACGAGTACGCTGACAGGCTTGAATCAGTCAAGAAATATGCAGGCACACTGCCACAGCGTGTGTTAGAACAACCGTTGGTTGACACTGCCGAGGGCATACAGTTCTTGGAGCAGTTGATGTCAAACAACAGGATGCCAAACCCCATAGCCAACAGCCAGGCCGCACCCTCTAGGGATGCCAACAGCGTGAGGGAAGACATCAGGACCATGAGACAGGATGACAAGTTCAAACTGCCTCCGGGAGATCCTGTTGGGGAGACGCACAGACAGAAACTGTACAATCTATACGAACAACTGACTAGACTAGAGAAATAATGCAACAGGCCAATCAAATGGACCTCCGTGGCTACATCGCGGAGTTCCGAGGCCTCTTGAGCCCACTCACCTGCGACGAGATCGTGGAGTGGAGCAGATCATTGCCCGATGACACGGATGCTTGGTCGGGCTGGGAACCTGCCAAGAGTGCCCTGACCAACACACACAACGAGATAATGCACACCAGGACCTGTGACTTCACCATGCTGGACCAGGATCATGGACCCTGCTGGCCAAACATACAAACCGCACTGCGACACATCATAGAACAGTATCCATACCATCACAAGGCCACCGAGCACACGGGTGTGCAACTGATACGCTACCAGCCCGGACACAAGTTCGAGGAACACATAGATCACTACGGTGGTGCCAACAGGACCTTGAGCAGTAGCATAGTTTTGAATCAAGATTACGAGGGTGGTGAACTGACTTTCTGGCAGGGACAATATCAAGTGCCTGACCTACGCACCGGTGATGCTGTGGTATTCCCCAGCAACTTCTGTTACCCGCATGAAGTGAGACCAGTGACGGCAGGCACTAGATACGTGCTGGTGGTTTGGTTCCGATGAAACGGCAGACCTATCCCATACTGTGGACCATGTATCACACGGCCATAGTGGTAGAACTGTTCATCATCATAGTGCTGTTGATTGATTGATCACAAAGATAAAGACCTTCGCAACAAGATATTGGTAAAGGTAAAGCCCTTCATTGCTAGGAATTGGTAAAGGTAAAGACCTTCGCTACATATTTTTGGTAAAAAATCTTAAATTTGGTAAAATGTAAAAATAAAGCGATCTAACGCTGGTAAAAGTCTATAAGCCTAAACTGGTGCTGAAGTACCATAACACCCCATATACTGCTATCGCTGTGCTGGCAATCACTATCAATTTAATCATTGTTGCTCCAATCAAATAGTAACTTGACGGCTTCACCTGTTTCTGTTACAAACACTGGTGCCCCCGCGGCCCCATCTAGATAAGCGTATTCAAAAGCGTCGTGCCATTGCTGGTCATCCCTTGAATCAAATATGTCCTGGTAACCGTGTTGTCGTGCTTGAATCACTAAATCATCCCGTAGATCATAGTATGCCTGTTCCATCTGGTCTTGATCGCTGGGGTCATAGTCCTGGCCATACGCTTTCTGGTAATTGCGGTATGCTTGCCTAGACAGCGTGACCGTTATCACCCGTGCCCGTAAGCAGTCAATCAATTGTTGTTTCTGTTGTTGGTGTGTC